ACGGCGCCGGATTTCGCCGGATTCGGTTAATTCCCGAATCAGCCTGTTTACGGTTGACGGGCTTAGAAAATGTGTCTCGCAAATTTCACTGACAACACTCTTGGCTTGGATTTCCTCGCCGGTCAGCGGGAGGCGCTGGAGCACCATGCTTTTGTCCATCAGTGGCTTGTCCTTTTTCCCCTCGGCACTTTGGCGGCGTCCTTTTTTGCTGGAGATTTCCTCGCGCCATTGCTCGATGGAGAAATCGTCGTCGCGGTAGTAGCGCATGGAGGCTTGATCCAACCGCACGGCGAAGGGGGCGAACTCGCGCCCGTTGTTGTTCATCCCGCAGGAGATAATCAGGTGATTGTTTTCCTCATCCCCTGGGGCTACGTTGATTTGGCTGCGCGCTATACTTACTAGCGCTTTGCTGCCGCGCCCATACGCTTGCCGATCCCATCCCACGGAACCGGAGGCGGCTTCCCGCCCTGCTCTGGAGTGATGAACCAGCAGGATGGCCGTTTTGGGCGAATAGGCTTGCGATACGTGGAAGATGGCTTTCGCGGTTCTTCGCGCCTGCATGGCGTCGTTTTCGTTGTCGCCAGCAAACAAGTCGCCGTAGGGATCAAGTAGAATCAGGTCGGGCTTGTGCAACCGCACGGTGCGCTCAAGGCGCTGGACGTTTGCCGGGTCATCGAGAAACAGGTCTCGGTCTTCTGCGGTTAGCGGGACATGGAAACGCAAGAGGTTGTTGACGATCCCGCGCTGTGCCATGGAGCAACCGGCCATTTGCTTGCCAAAGTCAAACTTTAGGCGCTTGACGCTGTTCTCAGTCTGGATGATTAGGATTTTCATGGCGTGGCGGTGGATGGGAAGCGTGTTAAGCCATGAAGCGGTTCCCAAGAGGATGTCGAAGATGAGTTGAACGGCGATGCGGCTTTTGCCAATGCCCGATGGCCCGATAAGCAAGGCCAGTTCTCCAGCGGAAATCAGCGAATCGTCCAGTATGTTTTCAGTCTCATCAATTTGGTAGGCAAACAGGCGGTCGATGTCCCACAGGTCAAGCGGCTGGATGGGGTTGACCTTGTAGGCCGGAGCGGCGTCGAGCACGTGGCGCAAACTTGCCACATCGTGCGTCTTGAGAATGTCGTTTAAGTCGGCCCCTTCGCCATATCCCTCCCAATTGATGATGTAGATGGATTCGGGATCAATGCCGACGGCTTCGAGGGCTTCGGCGGTTTTCTGGTTGGCGTTGCGTCCGGCCTCGTCGTTGTCGTTGGCGAGCACAATGCGGCGAGTGGCGGTGTTTTTAAGGACGTTGCACCATTCGGGCGGCAGGGCATGTTCGCCGTTCAGAAGCGACAGCGCGACATAACCGGCCATGACGGCGGCCAAGGCTTTCTCTTCGCCAGAGACGACGCAGACCACATCATCGGGGCCATTGTCGGGATAGATCATCATGGCCGAGCCGGAGCCATATAGGTACTTCTGGCTGCGCTTCCAGACTCCTGGCTTCTTCTCGTAGCGTTTGAGCGTCTTGAACTTGAAGGCGCTATGATTGTCGGGAGTCAGACCTTGGTAAACGATTCCCTTTTGCCCGTCGATTTCAGCAACGGCCCAATGCCGCCAGATGGCGTCTTTGGGGATGCCGTATTGCGCTTGGAAAAACTCGACGCATTCGGGGTCGGTTCCGGCCCATGGTAGGTTATAAAATGCGGTTTCCGCTTCATCCTCTGTTCGCCAGTATTTACGGTGTTCGGTTGGCGGGGCGGCAACCGTGGCTCTTTGCGGTCGTTGTTGCGGTTGTGTGGTGGTGGTCGCAGAGGATGAAGCGGGGCGCAAGCCGCTGGTGTCCTGGAGGTACATATAACTGAGCGATCCGATGGAAACGCTTCGGCTTTTCGATTCGGAAAAGCCTTTCCATTTCTGAGAACATTCGTTTTCTTTGTACTTGCCGGATTGGCTGGAGAATCGTTCCCAGAGGGACAGGCCAGCGTCGGACGGGTCGAAGGAATGAATCGCCATACCGACTTTGAGCCAGTCGGTTCGATCATCGGCGCGATGCGGGGCGAGTCCATGCACGTATTGTTCAACCTGCGCGAAGGTTGTCATTTGTCGCAAACCATGGTGAAGAATGGGCGCTGCGTTTCGGTGCTGCTAAGCCCAAACCAGCCTGGGCTTTTCCCCTTCGATAATCTCCCACCGCGTTTTGACCGGAGCCGATGCGCGAATAAACCTGTCGGGCCATTCCCCCGTCACTTTGCGGAAGCGGAAGGAAGCCCAATTCGGCGCAAGGCCGCGCTTTCTGGCGATAACCAAGTCGCGGTAGTAATCGTTTACGGCACGATTGGCTTTATCCATGGTGCTGACTTCGACCATTTCAAACGCTGAATCCCCAAGCGGGTTATAATCCTTGTCTAATCGTCCGCCCGATGTTTCCAGTTCCATGCCGCATTGAGGGCAATAGGCCGGGCGTCCGGCATAGGTGGCTCCGCATTCTCGGCATTCGCGTTCTGGCGCGGATCGTTTGACGGAGCATTCATGCAGACTCACCTTGTCGGGATCGGTCAGGAATCCATGCTCCTCAGTGCAATTGGCATGGTCCAGAATCAGGCAATCCACCTTGCCCGGATATGGTCTAAGGATGCGCCCTCCCATTTGTCGCCATAGGCCACGGCTCGTTGTAGGTCGGGCTAGTATCTCTGCACTGGCGGCGGGGCAGTCCCATCCCTCGGTCAGCACGGCGCAATTGCACAGCACCTGGGTGGCAGAGGAAGCGAAGCGGGAGAGAATCGCTTCTCGTTCTTCCTCTGGCGTGGTTCCATCCAGATGCTCTGCAATGACGCCCTCGCGCTGGAAGGCTTGCATGATGGATTTGCTGTGCTCGATGTTGACCGTAAAGCACACGGTTAGGCGGTCGCTGGCGTATTTCTTCCACGTGGAAACAATATCCCCAACCAGCGTTGGCTTGTTCACGGCTTCGCCCAATTGCTTGAGGTTGTAATCGCCCGCGGTGGTCTTTACGCCGGAGAGATTGACGGGGCGGCCACAGAACACACGCGCCGGAACGAGAAACCCCATGCGCGTCAGGTTCTCGATGGTTTCAACTTCGATCATCGAATCGAAGGTACCGCCCAAGCCTCGCCCATCGGCGCGGTAGGGCGTGGCGGTCAGCCCAAGGATAATGACATTCGGGTTTTGCTCCTTGATGGCGGCGACAATCTTGCGCTGTCCATCTGCCTCGACGTGGTGGCATTCGTCAAAGATCACCAGGTTGTAATTCAGGTCGGTTTTGGCCAGTCGGGCGATGATGGTTTGAACGCTGCCTACTTGCACCGGCGCCAGAGGATCAGGCTTTCGTCCGGCCTTGATGATCCCGTTCCAGATGCCGATTTCGTTCAGTTTGTTCGAGCACTGGTCAATGAGTTCCTTGCGATGCGCTAAAAACAACGTGCGCGAGGATTTGGCCACTGCGCTTTCTATGATGTGACAGGCGATCACCGTCTTGCCCGATCCGGTTGGGGACACGATCAGGCAAGCGCGCGCGCCGGCGGAAAGTCGTTCCCGAACGCCATGGACGGCAGCGGTCTGGTATGGTCGAAGATGCAATTTCACGTCGGTTATCCCTGCTTGCTCATGTCGATTAGTGACCGGCGCAATTCTTTTCCCGATTGCTTGAGCCTTGAGCGCAAGACAGGGTAAGCATCGGGGTCTTTGGCCTTTTTGCTGCGCAGGAGTATTCTGGCGAATTTGAGAAATTCGGCGGCTTGGTCTGCGGTGTGGCGTAGTTGGTCTTTGCTCATTGTCTTGCCCTCCTGGTGCGCGAGTTCGTCGGCGAAGTCGTCAGTCATTCTGGATATCCGCACAAACGAGCCACCAGAGTGACGAACGCATAAGCCGCCGCCAACGGGACAACTCCGTTTCCGGTAAGGCGCAATCTGTCCGCGTCCATCCCACTGGCCATCCCATCAGCCACTCGACAAACTGCGGGTTCAACCTGCGGGAAGGCTGCGAGGATTTCATGCCATCGTCCGTCTGCTGGTCCGGGGGCAAAGAGTGGTAATTCACCGCATTGGCTAGCGCATCCATCGGGGCAGCAGTTCCGCGTTGCGATTCGCCCTTGAAACCCCTGCTCTTCGGCGTAGGCCAGTTCGGTGTCATATCTCCCAAGTTCCGGTTCCGATCCCATCCGCCATCGCTCATCATCTTCTTGCGCGGGTTCTTGTCGTCGCGTGACTGAGGCGTCGGCCAGTTCTCCGCTTGCCCCTTGAGAAGCAATTCCCCCTTGCGTTCTCCGACCCTGCTGGAGTTGCCGCCAGATGGAGTTTTCGGGGTTTGCCAGTGGGCTGTCTGCATCGTCAAATGCGGTGCTCCGTTGCTGTCCCTCTGGTTCGGCCCTCCCTTGTCGGCTATCGAAGCCTCTGGCGTTCTCCAAGACTCCAAGGATGAACAACCGCAATCGCTCATGGCTTGCGCCAACCTCAGCCGCGCTGAATAATCCCGCCGCAACGCGGTAGCCTCGCTCTCGGAGATTCCCGATGACGGTGGCAAGTCCGATTGAAACATGTCCGGGCACGTTCTCGAAAAAACAGAGTTCTGGCATCGCCGCGCCAATGAACGCATCAATGGCAGGCCATAAATGGCGCTCATCCGCTTCGCCAAGTCTTGAACCGGCGAGAGAGAATGGCTGGCATGGGTAGCCGCCTGAGACGATGAGAGGATGGAACTGGCGAACGTATTCAAGGAATCCTTGGTCTGTGAGTCGCTTAACATCATCCCAGACAGGCGCTTGATCCAAGGCCTTGTCATCCATCCGCGCCACGAGAGTGGCCGCCGCGCAGGCTTCCCGCTCAACGTAAGCCACGGTTCGTAGTTGACCATCGTGCGCGAAGCGGATTCCTTCTCCAAGCATTCCTGATCCGGCGCACAGTTCGACATGGTAGAGGGGATGTATAGCCACACTTAGTTATCCCCCGCCGTGCTGGTGATGGTTGCGCCGTATTCGCTCAGGGCGAGGGATAATAGGCACAAAGCATCGGCCTGATCGTCAGATACGACATTCTCCATCGGCCACAACCTCTTCGCCGCCTCGATCATATCGGGCTTCTTCGCGTTGCCCTTGCCCGTGGCGAATCGCTTGATTTCGGTAGGTGAATAGCCGCGATATTGCCGATGCTCACATTCGCAGAATAACTTAATGACTCCCTGCAATTCGGATTGAACTACTAACGCGCCTTGCATGCGCGGCCCCGCGTTACGGGCTGACTCGAAAACTACAAGATCAATGCCTTGCATGACTTCCATAAGTTTACCGCGCAGGCGCACAAGCCTCATACCGCCTGACTCGTCGCGGCGTATGGATAAATCCCACGTGCCAGAAGCGGTCAAGTTGCCATTGTGATATAACGCCCAGCCGCAATGGGTCGCGGGGTCAAGTGCGAGAATGTTCATTTCCCTCTCCCAATCAGTCTTTGCCGGAACATCCGCGTGAACAGTGCTGTTATTCCGTGCTTTTGATTCCAGCCTTTGAGTAGTTTCAACGCCATCCATGCGCGGCGGCGGGAGGGGATAACGGTTGGCTTGCGATTGCGTTTCACTTCTCCACCCTCACTTTCGCCAGCCTATTGTTATTTACAATCAGCACAGGACGCGCCCACTGTTTTTGAAAGCGCATCCATTGCAAGTCGCGCTCGCCGCTCTCATTGCGCCACAGCATCGCCATCGGCATTACTCCAAGATTTAGGCATTGTTTCAGCCGATGCTCTGCCGCCTCAAATGTGTCGCGTGGGTAGCCGATAAGAACGTATGCGCGGATCGCATGGCTTGCCGCTGTAAATCCAGCGTCGAATAACTTACTTACTGCAAGTCTCAATGGTTCATAATCATCTGGCGTATCGTAGGCGAAAAACATCTGCTTTGGCTTTACTGATGCCAGTAACTTAACATGCCAATCGTTGAGTCGCGCCGCTTCTAGCCCGCCTGTAAACTCAATAGAATGCTTTTGATTGCTTAGCATTTTAAATACAGCGCCGATGTGATAATCGGAACAAGCCAACAGGTTATCATCCAGCACGTTCCAGCCTTGCATAATTGGCAGTTCTCGGATGTCGCCTTCGCGCTTCGGGACGGAGCAGAACCAGCAGTGATTGGGACAGCCACGGCTTGTAATAACATAGCCTTTCTTGAGATACATTCCCGCCGTGAAATCTTCACCGCGCATTCCAGTTGCAGGCCCACCGATCAGCACCGGAGCAATGGCAGACCACGCATCTGCTAATTGCTCTGCTCGCGGCATATCCCACGTGAACGTCACCGACACATGCACTTCTGTTATTCCTAATGTCTGAGCGAACATATCCGGCTCACTGGTAAATGCCAGCGGATCGTCGGGCGTGGCTCTAGTCTGACGCGGGAATACGCGGGCAATCATTCAGCAACCATCACTTTCGCCAGCCATATCCACGGGTTTGATTCGTATGGGTGGCGCTGGTTGTTGGTGTTCCAATCGTTACGAAAACTCTTGATAGCCATATCGAGATCGTCATTCGTGTACATTCCGATGCGACGATCACGTTTCCAATGGGCAAGTTTGAACCCCATGGCGTGAGCCTGTAAGTTATCCACTTCCTGCACCCTCACCGCCTTGACTTCCTCGGTTACGAGCGTGAGGCGGGAGGCCCAAGGTGGCATGCAGATTGCTGAAATCTTGTAGCGAATTGTGTATTCAGCATCATCAGGCACATCGACAATTCTATGCGAGTCATCGGCTATGTAATTGATAGATGCGCGATACTTCCCACCGATTGATTCTTCGTAAAATATCCCGTATTGCTCCTTGCCAAGCAGCCGCGTTCCTGGCGCGCCGAAGGGGGAAGTTAGTTCCTTCTTAATCTTCGCCCAATGGTCATGCTCAGGATGCTTAATGACTTCGCCACGTTCGTCCCTATCGAACAGATACGGTATTCCGCGCTTTGAAACTGCGTCAGGCTGCACCTTCATCACCCTCGCAATCATCGTCCTGCTACCGTCCAGTAGGCCGCGCACTTCGTCGGGGCGGAGGATCAGGGGTTTAGTTTGTGGCATGACATTCATGTCACTTTCCTTTCCTATTATTGCGCTGCAGTACGCAGCGGTTATTCGTTATGATCTTGTTTGTTCGAGATAAGTATTATCATCTTGTAAGCGGCTCTCACGCCTGTCCATTTCTGACCACCAATGCGATGGTGGGCAGAATCGAGAGGTGTTCAGTCGCCAGAGCCGTAGCCGGAGCCGTCGCCGTAGCCGTAGCCGTCGCCAAAGCCGTAGCCGAAGCCGGAGCGCTGTGTCCATTCTGGAACCTCATTGATGGATTTTTCGGCCTCGGGCGTGCAGTCCAAAATCTCAATAGCCTGTAGCAGTTCCACCCGATCAACGGCGACAGGAAATTTGCAGTTTTGTGGCTTGCTGACTCCGCGCACGGCCAATTCGGACAAGGACGAGGCTCCGTCCCAGTACCACAGGCGTCGTGCGTTACGCATGACGACTTCCTGCCCGTTTCGCGATTCGATTTCTCCGGCAAAAACTCCTGCTGAATGCGTCCTGACGATCTTCATTTATTACCTCCTGCGTTATATTAGTTCCCCCGACAAAATCGGGTTAATGCTCAATGCCGCAACAGTCGCTCGACGTGGCGGCGATTCATCCGCCTGGGAATCACGTCAGGAGGAATGGCTCTAAACTCGTGCATCCATTCCTGACGCTCGGCCAATGAGCCAAGCGGCAGGATCGAGGCAGGTGTTAGAACGGAAGATCGTCCTGTGACACGGTAGCGGTCGCTGTGGCGGTCTGGCGTGGCGCCGGCGCTCGCTTTCCCTGGCGAGCGGCGGCGGCCAACGCCTTGCTCCTGCTGCCCATGTTCTTGACCAGATCGTCCAGAAGGTTAGTGTCCGCCGGCTTGATCCAACGCGCTCCGCCTCCAAGCGGATTCAGCCAGGCCACCTTGCAGGCCTGTTTCGACTCGCCCTTGTCATTGGTGTAGCTTTCCAACTCGGTTGTGATGGAGCATTGCAAATCAGCGAACGAAAACATCCCGGAGGCGAGAGCGTTCAGGTCGCCATCCCATCCGAACGCATCGGCCAGCGTTTCAATCGTGCGGTCGAATGCTTTCTCGGACAGGTAATGCTTGCTGGTGATGTGCTGACCCGCGCATGGGCCATCGGTAACTTCCAGCGGCAATGCGATGAACAGGGAGGATTGAGTTCCGTCTGCTCGGATTTCGCCACCACCGATCCAATTCTCGGCGTGGAGCACCACGCAATCATAGTTACCTGCTTGGTTAAGATACGGCATTGGTTTCCTCCTGGGGAATGAATTGATTGAGCCGGTCGACCATCGCCTTGAGGCGATCCGCGGCGCAGTTCATCAGGTCACGCGGCGTAACCTGTGTGATTCCGAGATACTTCATGCTTCGTGCTTCGGCGCCGTCATCGGGCCAGATCACATTCGGCCAATTCTCGACAAGCCATTGCACGGTGGCGGGGTCGGGCTTGTTTGCCTTACGTGCGGCGGTTTCAAATTCCGCCCAATCCAGAGGCATGGTTTCCGGCAAGTTGAAGCGGTTCTTGGCGTCCCATGCCGCGCTCCAAACAGTATGCACCACGCGGCCCCCGCCGTATGCCTTGCCTTTGGACGCGGCCTTACTTTCCTTCTTGATGTAGGTGTCGTATTTGGCGAATAGGACCGCTTGCGGCCACTCGCGCAGAATGCCAGCGAGTTGCTTGTTCAACTTCATTTCATAGCGGTCGTAATTGTCGCCAGCGGGGTTGTTGAACGTCTTGACCTGACAATGCGCCAGGATGATGACGTTCATTTTGCGAACGCGCATGAGGTATTCCAGACGGGACAACAACTTGCGCAATTCCTCGGCGGCCATGGCGTAGCCCTTGCCGTAACCGTAGTCCTCGATGCTGGCCTTGCCGTCGCGTTCGCGCATGTGCTTTTGAATCAGAGCCTCGATCCAGTCAGCGGTGTCGATAACACCTGACTTATAACTGTGCTCTTCTTCGGCCAGGGCGTTGACGGCCTCCAAAGTGTCATTCCACGATGACAACACAATGCGCGGTACATGGGAAAGCACAGGCGGGATTCCATCTTCGGAGCACAGGAAGATCGGGTCTGGCGCACCTGCCGCCCAAGTGGTCTTGCCAATGCCCTCTACACCATAGAGCAGGACGTTAAACGGATCGTCCATGCTGCCCTTCTTTACCATGTCCTTGAGCAACGTCTTGACGGTTGCAGTTGCCATGGTTATTCGCTCCTTTCTTGTTCACGGCTGATGAAATTGCGCTGCGCGGCGTCCTTGTAGATGGCCTCTAGCCCCTCGTGGATCAGGCGGCCAAAACTCAGCGCTTCGCTTTCCTGCTCGGTCGATACGATGTGTTGCTCGTAGCGGAGTTGATGCAGACGAGCGCATCGGCGCAGCGCCTTCGTCCGGCTGGTGGTCAATAATTCCAGACCGTCTTGGATCTCGGACGAAAGTTCGTTGTGCGTCGGGCCGGTCTTGACCTGATAGCGAATTCCGTCCACTTCGGCGCGGTTGGAGCACAGGGCGAAAAACTCGCATCCGCCCATCTGTGTGCAGGCGTCAGGATTGCGCGGCCAAATGTTCATCCGGCGGCGATAAAGGATTTCTTGCGACAACGCCCAGGAATCGCGCATGTAGGCGATCACTTCGCTGTCCAGCCGGGCAATTTCGCGCTGCGCGAAAAAGCGGGACGGATTCTCAGCGATGATGGCGGCGATACGTGCGCCAAACTCTTCGGGTGTCTCAGGACGCGAATCAAATGCGCAACCGGCCTGTGGCGATTGACGCTTGCTGCCGTCTTTGTTCGTGACGACATTACCCTCGGCATCGCGCAGGGTTTTCTTGCCCTCATCATCGAGCAGCGGAATGGTGCCAGGGCGCTGTGCGGGGCGCAGGATCACGTCATAAAGCACGTTCTCCACTGGTGCACCGATGACGGACGCGGCCAGGTAATATCCCGACACCTGCGAGTCCATGGCGAGGCGATCCCAATAGTCGCTATCGGGGTCGAGGCTGTCGGTGGTGGTCTTGTGCTCGACGACGGTTTGAGTTGAACGACCTTCGCGCTGAATCCGCGCGTCGATCTTGCCGGCCAGTTGGAACGTGCGGCTGGCGCCAGACGTTTCGGGATTGACCAACTCGAAAGCGTATTCGTCCTCGACGGCGATAATGTCGATGTCATTCAAGAATTGGGCGTAATGACGCTTGTATGCGTCGAGGACTGCGTTTGCTTTCGCCAGCAAATACGGATCAGTGCTGATTGCTGTTGATTCTGCTACGGCTTCCACTTTACATTTCACCTCGTTCAGTGTGATTCAAGTTACAGTGTTACTGACGCCCTTGCTGCGCTAACAGCGAGGGCGTTCCTGTCCTAAGCACTTCCGGCAGTGGGATTGACCTGACAGTCCGATAATTGATTTCGACTTGGGGTTGCGGCGCGGGGCGGTGGCATGCCTCGCCCACGATCCACGCGCCGAATGTGACGGCGATTACCAGCGAACCGATGATGGCGCGTCGGATGCGGATTTCGCGTTGCTGCTGGCGATACCATTTGCATTGATCTTGAGGCAGGAAATACATGGTCAGTTGATCCCCCATGCCTTCTTGAGTTCTGCCTCAAGCGAGTCGGACAGTTCAGCCGCCAATTCGTCGTCGTCGCGCTCGTCGTCCACTTCTTGATCCTCCGCCCATATTACGACCAGTTCCTTCGCTTCGTCGTAGAGTTCCAGGCAGTCGAGGTCAATGTGTTGGAAGATGGCCTTGGCGATGACCTGAGCCGCATCATTCTGCGTGGCGTCCTGCTTGGCCATGAGTTCGGCCAGCGCCTCGGGAACGCCAGGGTGAGACAATAGGGATATGTAGATGTCGTCGTCGGAGTAGTGCTTGAGGTTGTTGATGTAGGCAGTGGCTACATCAGGCCAGTCGAAGCACGTCAGGACGTTCCCGCCGATTATTTCATCGGCCAAGCCGATGTAGTCGATTTCCGGCGGTTCCGGCGCTTCGATGGTGTCTGAGAAACGGTCCATGCTGTGCATTGCGGTTCTCCTTTTTAAACCTTGCGGGTTCTGTTATGATTAGCCCATCAAATCACGTGGTGGCCACAGGCCGGGGACGAGTCTTTCCAGTGCCATTTCCAAAAGGCGCACTCCCTCATCTCCGAGATAACCGCTGGTTTTAAACGCGCTCAGTTGTTGCGGGCTGACATTGCCACTGGTGGCAACGCTGAGGTCTTTCATGCTGATCTCTTGCGGCAGTCCTTCGAGCACTTGGCGCAGGCGCTTGCGAATCTCTGTCATGTCTGGTGTAATCGGCATCCGATCATCACCCCCTTCCTGTATTGTGCCTCATGAATACAAGAAATCTTGTATTGTTGTCAAGAGGCATATACAAGATTCTTTGTTAATAAAGATATTGCTATACCATATTGATAAACATAGACTTGCGGTATTATGAGCGACCATCACGATGACATACTGAGAAAAAAATTCGCTCAATTTTTAAAAACATTGCGCGAAAGCAGGGGCGATAGCCAACCTATCGCCGCCGAAAGAACTGGGTTGTCGCAACAGAATATCTCGAATTGGGAAAGCGGGACGTATGACCCAAAGGTTTTAGCTTACGCGAAATATTGTAGCGCCTACGGGATAGACCTCTACTCACTGCTGGAGCGGGCATACAACGCCAGGCAATCCCACAAGCCAATGGTAGAAACGGATGCTAGCCCTGTTTTAGCGCAGGTTCTCGACGACCTGCAGCACGAGGCCGATGCCGTTTTGCCTGTGCTGTTGGCATTTGATTCTCTAGGCGCCTTTGCCGGCCCAGAAGAAGCAGCGCGTAAGCGAGTATTTTTATTATGGCATTCCGTTCGGGATATTTTATCCCAAGTGAAATAAGTTCGGCACAACATCTGATCCGAGTGCTGATTGTGAACGGCGACCTCCAGAACATCGGAGAACTCCTGATACGCAGGGTGGGGGTTTCCCCTTACCATACTAAATCGGCAGAAAAACTCAAGGGTTAATTTCGCTATATTTTCGCTATTGGAGAAACGATGAAAACGATTTCCAGTATCGCGCTCGTTGTGTTTTGGATCACATCACTCATTGGGAACGTATGGGCTATTATCGCTGGTTACATGTTCGGCGGGTTTTGGATGGGCGTATTGACACTGTGCATCCCCTATGGTGCTCCGATGTTTTGGTTCTTCTATATCGGAGCGAAACACACTTACGCCACTGGATACCATACCGTCTGGATCATTTGCTGGTCTTCAATCATCATGTATAAGTTGTTTGTCCCAAGAGTTAGGATCATTTCAGATAACTTCTGGGATTGATTCTGCGGCCCGATCTTCAGCATACCGCTATCATACGCGGCGTTTCGGCCCCAGAGGGGAGGTTCTGCAAGGAATCGGGGCAAAAGAAAAGCCCCGGCAGGGAGGTCTGCCGGGGCTGAATGCAACTCGATTGTTGCTATTTCGCTCGACAAATCCATTTTTGGTGCAAATCGTAGCAGCTCGTTAAAATTCCGGCCTCTTCCATTGCGTCCATGAGTTTTTCAATTTGTGTTCTATCGTAGTTAGTGTCCTTCACTAGATCGTCGATTATGACCGATCTTATGGTTTCTCCGCTCTCAGGAACTCGGCGCAGGACGGTTGATGAGTTCAATAGTTTGTAACCTTTGATTCTCTCAAACTTCGGCAATCCATCGTCCGTCGGATCTTCTTCAGGCAATTCATCCTCCGTTTCCTCGTCATTCCACTGGACATTCGGTTCATCAATCCTGCTGATATATCCCTTGGGGAATCTCCCCTTCTTTTCATCGCGCCTGGACAACTTCTTATCTGCCACCAGCGCCCGGACGGCCGAATATGCCGCTGCCCGATTCAATCCCAATTCGTCCTGAATCTTCTCCGCCAATTCGCTTAACGATATTTCCTCATTCGGGACAAGATCCAAAACTGAGGCTTCATCGGACTTCTTATGCTGTATTGCCCCTTGTCCATCAGCGCGGCGTGGCCGGCCAACCTTTCCACCTTTTTTAGATGCTTTCGGAGTAACCACATCCCACGAAACGCCTTGAACATCTTCCCATTCGACAAAAGCAGCGCGGGAACCTGGCTTCAAATCCATTTGAATGCCGCATATTTTATTTCCTTCAAAATCCAACTCAGGCTCCACGGTAGAATCCAGAAGCATATAACCCCCGCCTCTGAATTGGATTCTGACCTTCCAATACTTCTCCAGAGGGCGATCTTGCGCTTCTTCAATTTCCATCTTTTGCTTCCTTTCGCTCGAATGGTATCGAACATCATGCTGGAAAATATCGACGTTTATATATCGCTGTCAAGATATAATTATACGAGAATATACAACGGCTGTCGCTATTTTACATCGAATGGAATTTATTTATACATATATAAAGCCCGCCATTTCAGCGCGTGTTTGTGTATAGGTATTTAATATATTCTGCCGCCAGCAGAATATATATTTAATATACTAATGCACCCGCAAACAAACACCGCACTGCTAAATTATGGCCCCCTACCCCAAGTAAGAGAGTTATTAAATACCAGAACCGTATAAACAGTCACTTATATAAACCAGATGCCAAAAACCGATTAAATCCTTCACACTGCACCATAACGAACACTTTACACTTGACAACAACATCAGCATTCTGCCATGGTCGCGCTCAGGAGACATCGCACCAATGGCACCAGGGCGCACCTTCACCCCATTACAAATCGCGCGCGCTAAACAGCGCTTCCTGGATCATTTGGCCGCGCGCGGTGGCGTGTTTGCCTCATGCAAAGCGGCAGAGGTATCTCACCCAATCATCTACCAGTGGAGAGAGCAAGACCCGGAGTTTGCCGCGCATTGGCAGGCGGCATTGGCTCAATACACGGAACTGATGGAGGCTGAGGCCGACCGTCGAGCATACGAGGGCACGGAAAAGCCCGTATTCCAACAGGGGCGCGAGGTTGGGCGCATTCGCGAATAC